CCCATGCAAAAAAGAAGAATGGAAAAGATATGGAAGAAGGATATTCAGACGAAGAAATCAGAGAACTATGTCACTCAAAAGATCATGACTGTGCAACAGTCGTAGAACATCCAGTATGGGGTAAGGGTAAACCAGTTCATGGTTCACACGCAATACCAGATGACGAGGGTTTTGTACAGTGGTATGATGTCCAGTTCAAACATGGTGTCGAAGAGAAAGTTATGGCAGAGGACATGGAAATCATGGTATCTGAAGCACATCACGAAGAGAAGATGCCCAAGACTAAAGATGCAATCATGGCTGCAATGCACGATAACATGAAGAAAATGAATAAAAAAGATCTTCAGGCTGCATATGGTTCAATGATGAAAATGGGTGCTCATGAAGATGACGATGACGATGAAGATGAGGATATGGCTGAAGCAATCAAAGAGAGATTGAAGTCAGTTGATGTTTCAGAACACGTTGATGCACTCATGAATGGAGAGGGTGACCTTTCAGAAGAGTTCAAGAGAAAGGCCGCAACAGTATTTGAAGCTGCAGTCAAGTCAAAAATTCGTGACGAAGTTGCAAGACTAGAAGAAGAATATAAATCAGAATTAAATGAGTCTATAGAACAGACAAAGGGAGAATTATCAGAGAAGGTCGATACTTATCTGAACTACGTTGTCGAAGAATGGATGAAGGAAAATGAACTCGCAGTCGAAAGAGGACTTAAAGGCGAAATTGCTGAAGATTTCATTTCTGGGTTGAAAACTCTATTTGAAGATCATTATGTAGATATACCTGATGAAAAATATGATGTACTAGAGGCACAATCAGAAAAAATTACAGAACTAGAGGGTAAGTTGGATGAAGCAATACAAAGTGTTGTGACATTACGAAAAGACAACGGATCACTAGTTCGTGATAAAGCCATATCTGAGGCAACCGAAGATTTGGCAGACACAGAAATTGAAAAGTTTAAGTCATTAACTGACGATGTAGAGTTCACAGACGAGTCATCTTTCAAAGAAAAGTTAGGTACTCTAAAGGAATCATACTTCCCTAAGACCAAACCAGTTGAGACTCAAACAGTAGATGATGTGGAAACTGGCAATGCACAGGACGTTGATACTACCGAATCTATGAGTTCTTATATGAGAGCAATCGGTAAATTTGGCAATGGTGCAAAGTAACAAAAATTATAAATAAGTAGATAAAATATTAAAAAGGAGAAGCATTATGTTTCAGACAGAACATCTACAAGAGAAGTGGTCGCCAGTCCTTGCACACCCAGATCTTCCAAAAATTGAAGATTCTTACAAAAGGGCAGTTACCACTTTAATTCTTGAAAACCAAGAAAAGGCACTCAGAGAAGATAGAGCGTTTCTATCTGAAGCCGCACCAGAGAACAGCACTGGTACTTCTATAGATAATTGGGATCCAATCCTAATTTCTCTAGTTAGAAGATCAATGCCAAATCTAATCGCATACGACATCTGTGGTGTTCAACCAATGACAGGGCCTACAGGTCTTATCTTTGCGATGAGATCAAGAAAGACTTCACAAACTGGTGCAGAAATGCTTGTTGACGAAGCACAACAAGACTTCTCAAACCAGAACGCACAAGGAACAACAGGTGGTGGAGATATCACTGATACTGCAACTAACCCTGCTGTTCTTAACGATAGTCCTGTTGGAACATACGAAACTGCGACAGGTATGACAGCTGCACAAGGTGAAGCATTAGGTGATAACTCATCTACAAACACTTTTGCAGAAATGGCGTTCTCAATTGAGAAGCACACAGTTACCGCTGTTACTAGAGCCCTAAAGGCAGAGTACACAATGGAACTTGCACAAGACTTGAAGGCGATACATGGTCTTGACGCTGAAACTGAACTTGCAAACATCTTATCTGCTGAAATACTTGCAGAAATAAACAGAGAAGTTGTTAGAAATATCTACGTTTCTTCTGTAAAAGGTGCTCAAGTCAACACAACTACTGCTGGTATCTTTGACTTAGATACAGACTCAAATGGTAGATGGTCAGTTGAAAAGTTCAAAGGTCTAATGTTTGCACTTGAAAGAGATGCGAATGCTATCGGTCAACAAACAAGACGAGGAAAAGGTAACCTACTAATCTGTTCTGCTGATGTTGCATCTGCACTTCAGATGGCTGGGGTACTTGACTACACACCTGCTCTAAACAATAACTTGAATGTTGACGACACAACAACAACTTTTGCTGGAGTTCTTAACGGACGATACAAAGTGTATGTTGACCCATATTCTGCAAACGTAGCCGCTTCTCAATACTACGTTGTTGGATACAAAGGAACATCACCTTACGATGCTGGTATGTTCTACTGCCCATACGTTCCACTACAAATGGTTCGTGCAGTTGGGGAACACACTTTCCAACCAAAAATTGGTTTTAAAACTCGATATGGTATCGCCGCCAACCCATTCCACACAGGAACAGTTGCAGCTTCTGCTGAGGGTGGTATTTCCATAACTGCAAATACTAACAAGTATTACAGAAGAGTTAAAGTTTCAAAC